CTAACTTAACAACGGCTTACGAACTAATGAAACCTTACAAAAGGGTAAGTATTATCTTCTAATGATAGGACAATTAAGAAATAGGATTACATTTAATACTAAAACAAGCGTTTCTGACAGTGCAGGAGGGTTTGTCAATACTTTAGTACCATACTACACTTGCTGGGCTGAATTGGTCACTAATACCAATTCTAGGACTAATATAGCAGGTAAGGATAGTATTAATGATGGAGCTACATTTAGGATCAGATATACAACAGGCAAAACATTTACTAATGCCCTTGTAATAACTTGGAAATCAAGGACTTATATGATTAACTCTATTATCAACGAAGCTGACTTGAATCAATATTATTTAATAGGTTGTGCAACACTTAAGTAATGGCAAAGTTTGGAGTAAAGATATATGGTGCTGATGCAATAATCAAGAGGCTTGAGGCATCTCCTCAAAAGATGATGGAAGAGTCTAAGCTTATTATTGATGCAGCGGTTATAGAAATAGCAGCTAAAGCAAAACAAGCCGTTCCTGTAAGTTCATTAAGTAAAGTTCATTTAAAAGATACAATTAGACATAGTAAGTTTGTAGTAGGCAAAGGAGCAAGTGTAAGCGCAGGTAATGTTAATGTTAAATATGCTGCTTATGTAGAATTTGGAACAGGGGATAGTTTTCAGATACCTGTTTATCCAAATGTAAATATGGGTGATTTAGAAGAATATGCTGCTACTTTTAAAAGAAGAAAAAAAGCTTTATTGGGAGTTCCTCATAGACCATATATGTTTAGTTCTTATAGCGAGGTGTTTACATCTATGCTTAAGAAATTGAAGTCTGTTAAGATATAAATATATTTCATTAAATTTGTACCAAAATGAAGGACTGCGGATATACATTAAGGAAAGCTTATTACGATAAGTTTATCTCGGCTTCCTACTCATTAGCTGCTTATGATACCATAGCACCTGACACAGTAGAACCGCCTTATTTGATTATCAGCAGTCAGACACAAGTGGACAATAGTAATAAGCAGAGTTTCGGCTTTGATGTTACTATCCAATTTGACATAGTTTACAGGACTTTTAAAGCAGGGGAAGTAGGGCAGAAAACTGTTGATACTTATGCAAATGAGTTATTGGAAATAATAGGCACTAGACCGCCTAATTATCCTAATACCGCACCTGACTTTAAAATAGTCACTTGCAAGGTTGCTAGTAATATTGCTACCTTTGACTATGTGGATGAGGCATATGTGTTTAGAAGAGTGATAACAATGGATCATTTCGTGAATCAATTAACATAATATAAAATAAAATAAAATGGCAACAACAAGTGTATTTAACGGAACTTCATTAGTAGTTCTAATTGGAACTGAAGTAATAGGTTTCGCTACTTCATGTTCTTTAAGTTTGGCTATCGATGCTCCAGACGCATCTACAAAACAAAGCTTAGGATGGGCTGATGAAATTGGTGGGCAAAGGTCTTGGTCTTTAACAACTGATGGTTTAGCTACAGTAGTTCCAGGAACAGTTGCTACTTATGTAACTACTGCTGAATTGAATGCTTTAGCAATCGCTAGAACTGCGGTTACAGTTAAGTTTACTACAGTAGATAACTCAACAGTTGGTGGTGTAACTCCAGTAACAGGTGATGTGATTTATTCAGGTTCAGCATTTATTGAGAGTGTAGACATGACTGCTGATATGGAGAATCCAGTTACTTACTCAGTTTCTTTCAAAGGAACAGGGCCATTAACTATCGCTACCAACGCATAGTAAAAACAAACCAAAAAAACCAAACATATGAGAGGACAATTTGAATTAACTCTTTCCGATGGAAAGAAGATACCGATGCGTTTTTGTACTTGGAGTCTTAAAAGATTTTGTCAATTACAAGGGATAGGGCCTTCTGACATAGGGGAAGCTTTAAGTGGCAAAAATTCGCTTGATGCTATTGTTAACTTACTTAAATCGGCTGCTGAATACCCATTATATTCTCAAGGGATTACTCCAAGCTTTACAGAGATGGAAGTGTGTGATTGGATAGATGATATTGGTGGAATGGGAGGTAAAAAGTTCCAAGAAGTGATGGCAGCACTTTCAGAAAGTATGAATAGCGGTATAGAAGATAAGCCAACAAAGTCAAGTAAAAAGGATGGAGTAAAAAAAAATTAGAGTGGATTGACATAGAAAGATATACAATGGGGGAGTGCAAAGTGCTTCCCCATTTGTTTTGGGAGATGACCATGGCTGAATTAGATTTTGTGTGGTATGGATATAGGCACGAAGAAGAGCAGAAGTGGATTAGAACTAGGTGGCAAACAACACTACTAATCAATATTCAATTACCAAAGGGTAAGAAAGTTAAGCCACAAGAGCTTATTGAATTAGACTGCGATACTCGTAACTTTGTGAAGCAAAGAGTGATGACAGAACAGGAGCTAGAAGAAGTTTTAAATAAATACAAAATCGCTAAACCGATAAGATAATGGCAGATAATCAAATGGTTAAAATAGTCTTTGACTTTGATTTAGGAAATGTTCCTGCATCAGCAAAGAAACTTAGCCAATATTTAAAGGATAATAACTTAGATTTAAAGTTTACTAAGAAGAGTGTAGATGATTTAGCTGCTGGTCTTAATCAGTTATCTACTGCTCAAACTAAAGCAGGTAATACTGCCGCGGCAGCAGGTAATCAAATTAAGAAAACAAATATGCAATGGACAAGTCTTGCATTAGTTATTCAAGATTTACCTTATGGTTTTAGAGGTATTCAAAACAACTTACCTGCATTAGTAGGCGGATTTGCAGCAGCTACAGGCCCAATTTATTTAGCATTTTCAGCATTGATTGCAATTACAACGGCTTATGAAAAAGAAATAGCTCAATTAATATATGGTATAGACGCATTCTCTATAGCTAATAAAAAAATGAACGAAGAGTTAGCTACAAGCATTGGCCAAGCTAAATCTCAAATAGCAGTAGACCAATCATTGCTTAAAATAATAAATGACACTACAAAAAGCACAAACGAAAGAGAAAGGGCTTTAGCGTCATTAAAAAAAGAATACGAAGGGAATATTGAGTTACAAAAGCTAGATATACAAGATGGTGATAAATTAGCTTTAGTCTATGATAAAATATCAAATGCTTTAATAAGAAGAGCAAAGGCAACCGCTTACGCTAGTTTAATAGCAGAAGAAGAAACTAAAATATTTAAACTACAGAATCAGCAAGGAGAAGAGGTTGTTAAAAACCTTGGATTTATGGGTACTGTTTATGGATTAGCTACAGGTGGTATGCTTGGATTTAATTCTGCATCAAATATAGTAACAAGCGCATTTTCTAAACAAGCAAAAGAAATTAAGCAATCACAATTAAACATAGAGTTATATACTAAAAAGTTAGATGAGAATACTGATGCAACTAATAAAAACGCAGATGCACAATCATTAGACAGTAGTGCTATAAAGAAAAAAGGCGATAATGCTAAAAAAGAAGCAGCTAAATTGGCCACATATGTAGCTAAAAGACTAGCAGCATCTGGTGGAGAAACAACATATGTTGCAGAACCTGCATTAGATCCATCAAACGCGGCAAAGCTATTTAAAGCTAAGATGGCTTATGAAAAGAAAGCGTCAAAAGATAGAGTTGATTTTTTAAAGGGACAATACCAATTAGAAGTAAGTGAAGCAGAGGGTAGTTTTGCTAAAATACAATTAGCAGAAGAAAATATGCGTATAGCATTGGATAAAGGGTTTATGGATGGTAGTATAAAACTATCTGAGTATATTGATGGTATAACAGAGCTTAGAAAAAAATCAAATCAAACAATATTAGCTGAATCAAAAGCAGCATTGGCCGATATGATGAAAATTGGAGTAGGTATAATGAATGCGTTAGGCCCAGCTTTAGATATGTTATTAGAAAAAGGGGAAAGTATTGGAGAGGTTTTATCTAAAGCATTCCAAGATGTAATTAAAAAACTTATTAAGGTAGCTATTGCAGCAGCTATTGCAGTTGCTTTATTATCGATATTATTTCCTAAGGTTGTAGAAAAAGGAGGAGGTGCAGGAAAGTTGTTTGGTGGATTATTTGGTCAGGGGATGGGATTAGGTGCTAATTTATTTGGAGGAGATTCTAATTCAGTTCCTGTTGTTCCCCCTGCTAAACCAACCGCAAATGGTGGTATATTTGGTGGCCCATCATTTAGACTTGTAGGAGAATATCCAGGAGCACAAAGTAACCCTGAAATCGTAGCTCCATTAGATAAACTTAAAGGTTTAATAGGTGGTAATAATGGTGGAACACTTGAAGCTAGAATAAGCGGAAATGATTTACTAATTTTGATGAACAAGGCTCAAAGAAACAATAACCTATCATTCTAATATGGCATTTACAACACCTAAATACGAATTAATATTTAATGATATATACCAACCACCTAGCGGTGTAGTAGATGCGTATAGAATTAGAATATATTTAGATGGATATACAGGAGATAAATATCCATTATATGGAACTACAAGCCCAATAACAATAGAAACCATTAATGCAGATGGTGATTCTTATGTGCCTATTATAGCAACAAAGGCAACATTAAACATATACAACTCTCCTAACTTTGACATTCAAGAGTTTCTTAATGCAGATGACAATGACATAATGATAACTGTTGAGAATGGTACTGCTTCAGGTAGTGCATTTACTGCAACAAGTGTGATATGGAGAGGAACTTTTTTACCATCAGAAAGCATACAATTTAGCGTAGTTGACTTGGCTAGTTACTCTTTAGTGTTTGTAGATGGATTAGGTAAGCTAAAGCAAAGCAGATTATACTTTGATACTTTAAACCTATTTGGTTTTAGAGCAGGTGATAAGACATCTATTATAAAATATATATCAGGTGCTTTATCAAAATCAGACCTTTCGTTAGATATATGGGTTAATCAATTCTATCAAACTGCAAGTGTTGCTGGTAGAAATATAGAAAGTATGTCTATTAGGAACAATTACTTTTGTACTGAGCCTGGTACATACTTAACTTATTATGAAATATTAGAACAGTTATGTAGAAAATATGGGTGGGAATGCTACTATAAAGATGACCATTGGCACATAGAAAGCTATGGTTGTTTAACTAGGAACGCTACACCTTCTTATTTTGTATATAATAATGCAGGTAATTATCAGTCAACTTATACGACAACATATCCTGCATCTATACAGGTAGATGGCACAAACAATTTTAAGCAACTAAACAAATCTATGTTAATGGGATTAAATATCCCTAAAAACTCTTTTAAGTTTATACATAGAATACAAAATGCCAAAAACATATTAAATGCTTATTTCCAATCTTGGTCAGGTGCTGAACCTGATGCTTTTTATGAATTTGGAACAATGACATATAGTAAGTTGAACCCAACGGCAGGTGGTGTATTAATTACATCATATACTACCAATATGCTAGATACTGCTGATTACTTAAGAAGCGAGAATGTAAAAGTAAAAGCTGGTGATATATTAAATATAGAATGGAATGACATTAATATCGCAGGTAATGAGAATAGGTATAAGATTATGCTTATCCCTGATGATGTATCAAACCCATCATATTTTGTAAACGGAACTGCTACTTTTGTTGCTACAGATACTATGCTTTATAGGTTTTCTACTTATACTTCTACATGGAAAAATCAAACTACAGTACCTGTTGATGGAACTTTGACATTGTTTATATATAACCCTTTCTATGCAGGTGGAGGCACTTTCCCATATCAAGAATTATTGTTTTTTAATATTGCACATTATGGCACATCATCTCAAGTAAACAACTTTGATTCTGTTCAATATCTATCTTATGTATTTAATAAATTTAATGCTCAAGATATGACATATGATATTGGCAATTATTTTACTAATAGTGCTCTTATAACTACCTTGAACAATTATCTTAATTATAATAATGATGATGCAGTAATGAGTTCGGTATATTTAGGAACAATGGTAGACGCTAATAATATTCATGTATTAGATGAATTTGGAAGACAAACAAATAGTACTGTACCACTTTATCAATTAGTGGCAGAAGATGTTGGGGTGGATATGCTAAAAACACAATATACAATACTAGGTGAGTTTAAGTCTTTAGGATATTGGATAAATAGAAGGTTTGACTATAGTTTAGGAACAAGTTATAACTATCTATTAAAAGACTTTAAGTGGGATTTAAAACAAGCAATTCAGTCATCTTCTTTATTTAAGATTAACTATAATGCTGCTATACCATTTAATCCTAATTTTGGGACACCTACATTAAACTTAAAAAAATAATAAAATGGCATCTGCGATTAATGGAACAAATATAGTTTTATATGAATATGATAGCAACGCTACCTATTTCTTTAATGGAGATTTTGGCGGAGGTGTCTTTGATGGCATTGTGTGTAAGCAAATGAGCAGAACTCAAGAGGTAGAAACCTCATCAAACTTTACTAAAACAGGAGCAGGTACAATAGCTGCGTTTATTACAGATGCTGGAGAGCCTGGAGTAACTACAATACCAGCAGGAACTTGGACTTTTAGTGCTTATTATTCTATTGTTACTGCCTTTGCAGGGGCTCAAGTTAAATACGAGCTATACAAATACAATGGAAGCGTTGCGACATTGTTATTTACATCGGCAACAACGACCTTAACAGCCCTAACAAAGACCTTATATACTACGGCAATGACAGTTACCGAAACAATTATAGGATCTACAGATAGGCTTCTAGTTAAGGTTATTTACCTAGGTACAACTACCAATCAAATCACCATTTATACGCAAGGCAGTAATCCAGCTCAAGTAGATACAACTATACCACTAGGAACTCCGTTTGGAGCTTCAACTAATTGTACTTTTAGCACTTCTGTAGATCAAAATGAAATTACTACTTATGCCTCTAATTCTTACAAAGAATACATAGGTTCTCAAATAAATTGGGATGTAAGTGTAGATGGCTTAATCGCCTTGTCAGGTTACTCCTATTTGTCTTTATTGAGTAAGCTTCAAAACAAGCAGTCAATAGAGGTTAGATTCTCAATAGATAACGATAATGGAGATGGAAGCGATACTTATGGATATTCTATTATTGCAGGAACTTGTAACATAGTTTCTTTAGACATTAATGGCCCAATGGAGAATGCTTCATCTTATTCAGCTAACTTACAAGGAACAGGTGCTTATTCAATAACAGGAACTCAAGTTATAGACGGAGGTTCTACAATATCAACTTCAAGCGTGAATAGTTTTTCTTATACGGCAGCAGGTGGTGAAACAAGTGTAACATTCGCAGGTGCAATCGGATCTGCTTGTATATCGGTTACAAGAGGTGGTGTAGAGGTTAGAGCGATAGCTACAAGCGGTGTACCAACGGATGAGAATGTTAGCTTTAATAGTGCCACAGGAGTTCTTACCTTTGCAACGGCAAGACCACTAGAAGTGGATGAGTTTGTCAGAATGATTGTAAAATAATTAATTAGAAATAGAATGAGTCAACAGATACAAATTACTGGAGGTGCGAAAGTTAGGGATTTACAAGATGTCATTATTGGCACAAGTGGGGTATTGACTTCATTAGGATTTGATGTTGCAAATGGTGTGCCAAGACTTGATGTAAATGGTAAGATATTAGTAAGTCAGTTACCTAACTCGGTTATGGAGTATAAGGGCACTTGGGATGCAAGTACTAACACACCAACCCTTGTAAATGGTACAGGAAACCAAGGAGATGTTTATTTATGTAATGTAGCAGGAACAGTTGACTTTGGTGCTGGTCCGATAGCTTTCTTTGTAGGCGACCAAGTTATTTATAGCGGTTCAATTTGGCAAAGGGCTTCAGGTGCAACAGGAACAGTTACGAGTGTAGCGGTTACTGAAAGCGGAGATAGTTTAAATATCACAGGCTCACCGATTACTACAAGCGGAACGATTAACATAGGATTCAACGGAACGAATTTACAATATGTAAACGGAGCAGGAAACTTAACAACCTTTCCTACATTAATCACTTCCATAGGCTTATCTATGCCGAGTGCTTTTAGTGTCGCAAATAGCCCTTTAACGGCTAATGGAACGATTGCAGTAACAGGAGCAGGTGTTGCTTCACAATATATCAGGGGAGATGGTACTTTGGCTAACTTTCCGACATCTGGAGGTGGTGGAAGTTCTGTTTCTTATTATTTAAATGGAAGTATTAATCAAGGTACAATAGGCGGTGTTACTTATTATGAAATGAATAAAGTGCCAGTGATAGGTGCTGGAACTGATTTTTCAAGAGGTAGTAATGGATATATTGCATCTTTTTTAACGGATGCTAATGACCCAGCTTTATTAGAAATCCCAGCTGGTAATTGGAATTTTGAAACATATT